TCGTCACCTGAGTGATCGGTCTTATGATCTTTAATAATTAATGCGTTGCCTTTAATGTCTGACCACCTGGCGTTTCTAATCTCGCCCACTCGCGCCCCTGTATAGATTAGCATCCATAGAAAGTTGCAACCTTGCTTGTATCTTGCTTTATGGCCCAAACGATCTAGCTGCTCGGTGATAGCGATCAGCTCCTCGTTGGTTAAGTAGCGTTTGCGTTTAATCTCACGATTCTTACCAATGTTAAATGCCGGGTTGTTTTCTATGTAGCTAAAAGTAATAGCCAAATTAAACATAGCCTTGAGGATAGAGAGACACTTATTGGAAGTATAGGGGGATCTTTCCGAGATATTAAAATGTAGTGTGGCTATTTCGCCACGAATAATATCTTGGATCTCTCTATCGCCAAGGGCTAATCTTATGTCGTTGTCGTAAAACTGTTTAATGCGTTTAACAGTCTTAGCACCACGCCTGTTTAGATCTTTTGTGTAAAGATCAAATAATTCGTTGAGTGTCATACTAGGTGTCATACTGACTCCATGTTCTTTAAGATGTGAGCTATGACTTCTATTGTCCAACCATTGCCAAGCATTTTATAACGCTGAGTATTGCTCACATGGTTCGTGTAATTATCTGGTACTGTTTGCAATCTTTCGCACTCTAAGGGTGTGAGCTTTCTCCAATAAACTTCATCTTGGGTTAAAACATTATCCTTTTGTACTGAGGTTACTGAATTGCTTTTTTCGTCTTTGCGTAACTCGAGCATTTGTTTTGGCTTTGCATCTTTCCATGCAACTCTTTTACCATTCTCATCAACTGACCTAGCTCGATAAGCAGCAGCTTTAACATCAACTGCTGTTCCTATGTGTTGAGGTTTATCGCTAACTAACTTCTGTGGTATGCCTGTTGCAGAAAATTTGCCACCTTTAGTTGTGTCGTTTTCAAAATTAGCTTTAGATGATTTGTAATAATTAGCTTTTATGCAATGTGCTTTTTTAGGTAAATTAGTTAAATTATCTTTTAATTTTACATTTGGGATTGAACCGCCCCCAGAATTTGCTCTAATAGTTACAGATTTACCATAATGTTCTCTTGGTTTCTTTTCACCAAATCCACCATATATATTTGAATACATTGGTTCTTCCGCATCATCCTCTAACATATCTCTTAAAACCATACCTCTCTCTTTAGGTTGCTCAACATTAGGAATGTTAGTCCAATAGTAACGCTGTCTTGACTGAGCAGAAACCAAAGAGCTGTTAATAAAGATTGGCTCGACTCCCATGTACTCAGATATAACATCCAAGTATTCTTTTTTCATCCTGACATTTTCTAATAAAAAATATTTAGGTTTAAGTTCTTTAACACACTTAACAAATTCAAAAAACAACATAGACCTTGGATCATCAAATGCTAACTGTTTACCTGCAAAGCTAAATCCTTGACATGGACTACCACCCATCACCAAATCAATCTGTGGCAATGTAGATAAATCTAACTTGGTAATATCACCCACTTGGATGATGTCTGGGTAATTAGCTGTGCTGACTTGCATAGCATACTTATCAATCTCACTTGCGTAATATTTATCTACTTTAATACCTAAACGATCTAAAGCAATCATTCCGCAACTCATTCCGTCAAACAAACTTAATACATTCATACTGTTTCTCCATTTACTGCATTAATAACAAACTCTCTAGCTTCCTTATAAGAGCATCCCATTTTCTTTAATTCACCACCTTTATAGACATCCCACCCACAAGGATTTTCAATGATCCAATCTTTGTATTGATATTTTGAAAGACCTTCTACATATTGCCATTGTCTAATCAGCCTAGATTCTTGGGGTGTCCCAATTCTTTTAAAAGTTATTTTTGTCATACTATCTCCCTTAGTGTATTAGCGTAGTTTAAGGGGTTTTATATACTATTGCAAATCTTTAAGTATGTCGGTGATGTTCTTGACAGCATCATTGTTCTTCATGTGTTCATCCACAATGGTTAATTGAGTTTGTTCTAAGGGTTGAGAAAAGATTACATTTCTGTGTGGTAAAGAGACAAACGCAAACACATCTATCTCGCCTTTTTTGTATTTCCTGTGTTCTAGTCGTTGGCCCTTACGCATATCAAATCGCCAATTACCTCTAGCCTTTTCTATTTTGGATTGTGTTTTGACCTGGCACTTATACAGCTTTAGGTTGTGTTCAAAGATGATGTCTGCGGATGCGTTGTGTGGAACGATGCTTACTGTATCAGAGACTTGAGACAGGATTGCTGCTGTGAGGTATTCACCAAAACGACCAACTCGTTCGGATGCTTGGGGCATGGGTTATTGTAATAAACTATTCAAATATCTCATTCTGTCTAGCTCTTCTTGTGATGGTTGAGCTTCAATATCTCTTGTTGCACTTGATATTGGTCTTGCAGTTCTAAGGATATCTCCAGTTGGAACTTTACTTAAAATCCTTTGAGCTTGACCAGCTTTTAAAGCAGCCTCACCCATTAGTCTGGGTGATGTAAATGGCAGAGCAGCCAAAGCACCAACATTAGTAAAAGGAGAAACCGCAGCAATTGTTCCAGCAGTAGCTGCTTGCAATCCTCTTGGCGTTATACTGCTTAAAGCCTGTCCTGCCAATTGTGGCAATAAGTCTGGATCAAGATCTTTTAACATTTCTAATCTGTTTCCATAATTTGTATTAACATTATTACGCATTGATGATTGTAATTTTCTTAATGCTGTTCCTGCGGCATTTTTATTTCCAAGACTAAGCTCTTTCATAATTTTCTTTTCTAAAACAATTGCTTGTTCATAGGCCTTCATTACTTTTCCATATTCCGGGGCTTCTGTAAGAATCTGTTGTTTAATTTTATTTCTTATTTGAGAAACCACTAAACCAGAATCACCAACATTTAAACCTGATGGGTATTCAGCATCCACTCTTCTTTTAAGCATATCCAAGCCTTTAGCATTGTGTAATCTTGGGTTAGCTTCAAATTCATCAATAATCTTTGATATGTTGGCTAATTTTTTTTGCGCTTTAGCTGACAGCTCAGACATACCTTCAAATTTTTTAGAATCTGAAAACTCATTAAATGATTTCCTTACCTTGCTAATATCAACAGGCAAATCTTCTAACTTTAAACCTGCTTTAGTTGTTGTATATTCCTTACCTCGTTCTAATGCTCTTTCTTTAAGTTTTCCTGTGGCCTGTGAAACAACATCTGCACCATCAGATGCTCCTCGCATTTCGCCAGTTAAAAGTCTTTGTGTATCTCCACCTGCTTTACCAGCTTGAACAGCTTGTTTTATTGCCTCACCGCCCACGCCAGTGGTTAATCCAACTAACTCAGTTGCTCCTTTCCCAATGACTTGCCCACCAAGTTTACCGCCTTGATAAAGATATTCTACTGGGTCTATTTTTTTACCAATCTGAGAAATTACTTGTCCTGCATCGGCAAATCTCGGAACTTTAGTTGCTAACGCACCACCGCCTCTTAAAAGCATTGCAGCATCAGCCAATATCCCAGCAGGATCTTCTGCAAATGTATCTCTGATATTACTCATACCACCATATCTATTAGCTAGATATTCGCCCACAGCTCTTGCTGTTTTTTCATCAGGCTGTTCGCCCGGTATTGCTAGTTCAATTACTCCTTTGCCAAGACTGTAAGTAGATTTAAAAAATTCTACAGGTGCAATGATAGGTTGAATTATATCTTTGCCTAACTGCAAAGTGCTAGATGGTAGGTTATATAGAGCTTGTTTAAGTGTTCCTGGCTCAACTTTAGGAGCTGTGACAGATATTTCTTCTATCTCTTTGTCTATTTTTTTAAGATTGTCTAATAAAGACATAATTACATACCTTTTTGTTCTGCAAGTTTTTCTGCATATCTAACTATTGCAGCTTTTTTGTCTAAATCTTTAGTATTTGCATACAAAATTTCCAATTCTTCGTTTGTTTTAGATGTAAACTCTTCTTCAACCAAAGCATCATAAATATTACTAAATGTTGTTTTAGGTGGCTCATAATCTTTTAAAGTACCAGTATTTTTCCATGTATTAACCATATTACTTTTAGACTCTTTCATGGTTTTTACAACCGCCAATAATCTTCTTAACCTTTTAGCATTAATCTCTTCTGGTAAACTTGGGTCATAAGCTGCTGCAACCAATCTATCGCCTTCTTTCTCGGTAAATTGTGCGCCTAATTTTTCTCTCAATGATTGAAAAACAATATCTCTTACATCACCTAAAAATGCTTTTGCTTCAGTTTGTCCTATGAATGGTTGCAAACTTTCAGGTGTAATACCAATAAACTTTCCAGAAACATTTGCTTCACCGCGCTCAATAATTGAAAGTTTTTCTTCTAAGTTCATTATGTTTGCATCTACTTGAGCTGCATCTTTAGAAAACCATGCTTCTGCTGTAGTTGCAAATCGTTCATCTAATTTTCTTTGTCCCGGGGTAAGATCTACTCCACCTGGTGATTTTGCTACTCTAAATTCTTCTGCAAGTTCTGGTGACATTCTTCCAGAGGCTATTAAAAATTGTCTTTGTTGTTCAGGGTCTAAAGTTGCAAAATATTCAGCATCTTTTCTTCCAGCAGTTGAAGATGATGGCTGTAATTGTTTTTGTTCCATTTCATATCTTTTTAACAGTAACTGATCCAATTTATCAGCACCCATAGCTTTAGATAAATCATAAAATGGAGACTTGGGATCTAATGTTCCAAGAAACTCTTTATAGTTTTTTCTTCTTTCTTCTTGTTTCTTTTTGCCTTCTTGCATGGTTTGAATAGCCATGGTGTTTTGCACAAAGTTTTTATCGCCACGCAAAGCACCGCCAAGTGCATGAAGCATTAAACCTAACTGTTGGTTTTTATCTGCTTTAATAATATTTTTATTAACTTGAACATCATTAGCTAGTTGCGGCTTATTGATTTGCGGATTGAAACCAGGTGCAACCATAGGCTGTCCACCAGGTGATCCCGATAATCTTGTCATTAAGTCTTGCATTGAAAATGCCATTATAAAACTCCGTAATTAACCATGTAGTAGCCGTTCTCGTCTGTAATGACTGCTTCAGGCATATACTTTTTCACTTCTTGTGCAAGAACACCGATGGTTGGAGTATTGACCCCTAGCTCTTTTGCTTTGTCGTTCCAATCCCAAGTGTATAGGTTGTGTCCATTTTCAGATTTGCCAATAGGCTTAATATTTTCTTTTAATCTTTCATCTGATTGACCAATAAAATATGATCCTGCTAATTGAGCAGCAGTACCTAATACATCGCCTAAACCAGTTTTTTGCTGTGTGGTAGACGTTGGAGTTGATACTCCCTGACCCGCAGCCAATAAACCAAACTGTTGAGGCCCATAAGCCAAAGCTCTTTGGAACTCTTCGTAAGGTGCTTGTAAACCCATTTGCTGTAGTTGTTGTTGTTGCTGACCAATCTGACCAAGCTGTCCAAGTCTTGCTTGTTGCTCCATGCCTACGCCCCCAAGCAATCCTGCTTGTTGTTGTCTTGAGCGTAGCTCAAACTCTGGCGCAAACATTGCCATTTGCTGTTGTCTTGCGATGTCTGATTCTGCTGCTCTTTGAGCTTGTTCAAAACCAGACTGTCTTAAACCAGCAGCAGTTCTAGCCTGTTGCTCGATGTAAGGTCTTTGTGATTCACCTTCTAGTAAAGTGGCGCGAGATCCCCCAAATGCACCAGCACCAATTGCGCTTGATTGCGCTCTAGTTCTAGCTATATCAGCTTGTCGTTGAATGTCAGCCATTGACTGATCTATTACTTGCTGTTGATAAGGTGATTGATATGCACCAATATCAGCACCAAGCAATGATCCAGTTTGACCTATTTGCGGAGCTTCTTGTTGTGCTAGTCCTTGTAAACCTGAGAGTGGGTCATATTGCATACCAGTTTCAAACAAACCACGAGTGGCTTGGAACTGTTGTAATTGATCCGGGTTAAATCCAGCAACTCTAGGGCCAGTGTATGGAACAAAAGGTGTTCCAGCCAGTGATTTACCAGCTTGGAATAATTCTTTTGCTTGTGCTTCCTGGTATGCTGGAAGACTGACTGATTGTGTTGATTTTCCTTTACTCATAATTCTTTACTTATTAAATTTTCTGATTTAAAGCCTAAGTGGCTTATTTTTTTTAACCATCCTTTTCTGCCACCGCCATATAATCTTTTACAACCAGCAGCTTTTGCAAATGCCTCTAAGGATGGCAACATATCCTCTAACTCCTTGTAGTTACCGCCACAAAACAGCAAGTTCATCGCTGTGTTCTGGGGGAATACCACGAATTCAGTTATCATAGCTGCCTTCTCGGCTGGCCATAAATGGAATATTCCATGCCTTATTTTATCTTCTATATCGTCTATTGTATAGGAATCTTGATGTTTGATAGCTTTTGCTATATATGGTTTACACCTATCCCATTGAACTTCCCAGTCTTCTGGTTCTTTCTTGATCGGTGTAACTTTATTAATCGCCTTTTCCATATTCTATAATACTTGCAACTATGCTTATTTTATTAGCATCAGCAGCTGTAACTTTTAATATTTCTCCAGCCTCTAATATAAGGTTTTTACTTAATAGTTCGTGGGTAGTATCTGCCGCCACAACAAACTCATTATACAAATAAAATACATTAGATGAGGTGTCCGTTATTGTTAGAGTTATATTTGTTTGCCCCGAATGATTGTTATTGGTAACAATAGACTCAACAATTGCAACATCAAAATCACCGCCAGTCGGTGCTGTATATAAAACTGTAGCATTTGTGTTGGCTAGAAATAATTTAGCATTAGTAGCTCTTTGTATGTACTGTTGCTGTGAAGCTAAATCCATTATCTTCTACCTCTGTTCTTAACATCCAAGCGAATATTCCCAACTTGGAAGTCTTGCGTGGTACTGCCTGTCACTGTCATTTGTACTTGTCTTGCAGTGAATCTCGCGTCAGTATAACCATCACTTTCAAAAGTAAATGATCCAAAGTCCGTTGTAGGGCCTAATGGAGTGAATTTACCTTTGAAACTAAGTGTGACACCTGGAAGGCTGTTAGCCTCTTCGTCTGGTAGTATTTGATTGCATTGGACATAGTTATCGCCATTACCAATTTGAATAGGCCCAGAGGTTGCGTATGGAACAGCAGTGCCTAAGTTTGGTGAGTTGCCTAGCACAGTTGATTCGTGCTGATAAATAAATCCAGCGTTGTCTGCTGAAGTTGGGAAATCAAAGACACCTTGGTCAACCCAGCATCCTCTATCTAGCTCACCAATAGACCAAACATTTTCACCATAATTCCAAATGATGTATTTATTCGGTGAGTATTGAGATTCGCCACTTGGAAAACCCCACCACAATTCATTAAAGTTAGAGTTGTGACCGCCCCAACAAGATTTTTTACCTGGCACATTAAGTTGATCGTAAACATAATCATGCACTTCGCATGGTATTTCTCTAACAGTACCATCGTAAACAAAAAAAGAATTTTCACCCATCCACGATAAAAAGTTACCAGTTGGAACAATAGATCTTACGCTTACCGCTTTACAGTTAGTACCTGCATCTGCAATACCATAAACAAAAGGTGAGCCAGAATAAAACATTCTGCTTATACCAGTATCACTAAAAATGATAATGTCATTGCCATGTGAAGCTGCGGCTATGGCTCGACCACCTGTAGGGATTTGTAAATCACCTGCGGTGTTGGTGGCTTTAGATGTCCAGTTGGTGTTGTCTTCTCTATTAGACCAAGCAATCTTTCTTGGATCTCCACCTGACCCTATAGCTACTAAATGCCTTTCGTTGGTAACAATAATGGATTGATTGCCTGTGGGTGCGTTAGCTACAACTGTTGCTATGGTATCGGCTGTTCCGCCTGAGTTTGGCCTCCACTTATAAATTTTACCATCGCCAGAGAAACAGAAGTTGAGGTGTTCACCCCAGTTGTCAAAGGAGAAATGACCTGAATCTAAAGGTAATCCTGATTGTGAACGAGCATCGCCATAATCTTCTACGTCATAGTGATATGCACCATAACCAAGAGGATCTGAGGATGCGTCATTAACAAAACCAGACGGAGTAATATCAGTCCAGGTGTTGTCGTATAAGACATAAACTTTTTTTCTTGTACCAACTGCTAGTATGGGTTGGCCCAGATTATCGTTGTAGGCATACATCCCAATGGGTGCGCCATCTAGTGCTGTTTGTTTGAGTCTTGTCCAGCCACCAATAGGTTTTAGGTAGCCATTTTCAAAGCGTACTAAATTCCCGTCAACCCAACGACCTTTGTTGGCATAATCAGTTCCGTTTTTGACTATACCTGCGGGGGGTGTGATTGGGAATAATGCCATTCACTTAGCTGTTGTTAGAAATGTATGTATTACCAGTTGTGATTGCACCTGTATAGCTAGACTTATCTGATGAGTCTCCTGCTACGTCTGGTGTTTCATCATCTTCGTCTACTGGTGCGTAAGCCAAGATAACCTCAAGGTGGTCAACATTACGTTGTACCATCTCGTTGATTTCTGCTTGGGTCATACCTTCAACATTGTGTGAGCCACCATTTATATCGTTGATAAGCGTTACGCTATCTGTTCCTGCTGCTAGACATTCTGTTACTGTTTGTGCCATTTTTTATTCTCCTATTGTTGTTAGCCTTCTAAGGCTTCTATTCTTGTTGTTAATGCTTCTATTTTAGCATCTGCTTCTTGTAAGGCTCTGACTAAAGGAATTACAAACATTTCTCTGGACACTTGCTGAACACCATATTGGTCTTCTTTCCAACCACCAAAGTCTGATACACCTGCTGTATCTAATGCAGCTTTAACTTCTTGAGCAATAAAGTTATGCATTGTGGCAGTGGTGTTCATTTCATTATCAGCAGCATCTTCTTTGTAAAGATGTGCTAACTGAGCATCTGTAGAGTCAAGTTCGTTGCTTGCCTTCCAGTTATATTTAACAGTCCTAAGATCATTTATAAAATCTAAGCCTAAAGTTTGATTTGCAATGTTTTTCTTTAATCGTTCATCTGAAGAACGTGACCAGTTAGCATCTGCATCAAAGTCATTTGTAACAACATTACTAGCTTTACCAAATGAAAAGTCGTTATTTCCACCAACTACAAAGCCAGTACCAATAACTATTTGGTTTGCGCCAGCAGGTTGCACTCCGTTATCGTAACCAATACAAATATTATCGTTGCCTGTAGTTAAATCTCCACCATGCGTTCCTGCTGAACTACCAACTAAAGTATTCCTAAGCCCCGTGGTGACTCCTGCACCTGCATTTGAACCGATTGCAGTGTTGTTAGATGCTGTCGTATTAACTAATAAAGAGTTTTCACCCATAGCGACATTATCTGCACCTGTTGTATTGTCTCTCATGGAGTTTTTGCCAAAAGCATTGTTTTGAGCACCCGTGGTGTTTGTTACTAAAGCATCTTTACCAACTGCTGTGTTGTTAGCCGCTGTGGTGTTAGATTGTAAAGCACCACTACCAACCGCTGTATTACTAGCTCCAGTTGAGTTATTCTTCAAAGCTTCACGACCTATCGAAGTATTTTGAGCACCTGTGGTGTTTGCTGTTAAAGACCTTCTACCTAATGCTGTGTTCTGACTTGCAGTTGTATTAGCAAGTAAAGCTTCATCACCTACAGCTACGTTTTCTGAACCTGTGGTATTTGCAAGTAAAGAATGATAACCAACTGCTACATTATTTGCAGCTGTTGTATTAGCATTTAAAGCTGATTGACCAACAGCAGTATTACTATGACCTGTTGTATTAGTGTCCATAGCATTAAGACCAACTGCGGTGTTATCACTAGCTGTAGTATTAGCTAGTAAAGCATTTCTACCAATAGCAGTATTACTAGATCCTGTGGTGTTTGCTCCTAAACTTTGAAAACCAACTGCGGTGTTGTTAGAAGCTGTGGTGTTAGCGTCTAGAGCATTTGTACCTACGGCTGTATTACTAGCCCCTGTGGTGTTAGAGTCTAAAGAATAAGCTCCGACTGCTGTATTACTAGCTCCTGTAGTGTTTTGAAATAAAGAATTACCGCCAACGGCTACGTTATTATCTGCGGTGGTATTAGATAAAAGAGCCTGTCTACCAACTGCTGTGTTAAATGTGCCTGTAGTGTTTGCTCCTAAAGAATTAAAACCAAGAGCTGTGTTGTTACTTGCGGTAGTGTTTGCATCTAAAGCACCTTTACCTACTGCTACGTTTGAAGCTCCTGTAGTGTTTGCTAGTAAAGCTACCCTTCCAACTGCTACGTTATCAGCACCTGTAGTATTACCACCTAACGCACTTGTACCAACTGCTGTGTTGTTTGAAGCTGTTGTATTTGCATCAAGAGAAAAAGCACCGATAGCTACATTACTTGCACCTGTAGTGTTAGCTTCTAAGGTTTGGTCACCGACTGCTGTGTTGCTGTCTGCTGTAGTATTGGATTTTAATGCTTGATATCCCATAGCAACATTGGCATCACCTGTGGTATTAGCTGACAATGAAAAAGCACCTGTAGCAATATTGTTAGCTCCTGTTGTATTAACTTTTAAAGTGTCCGTACCAAGAGCAGTGTTGTATGAAGCTGTCGTATTAGTAGCTAAAGCATTGTCACCAACAGCCACATTTTGTGTACCTGTAGTGTTTGCTTCTAAAGCTTTTAAACCAACTGCGGTGTTGTTACTTGCTGTAGTGTTGGCTTCTAATGCTTCTCTACCAAGTGCTGTGTTACCAGATCCAGTAGTATTCATCTCTAAAGCTAAAACACCTATAGCTACATTGTTAGCACCTGTAGTGGTAGTGGTCAAAGATTTATAACCAACGGCTACATTACTTCCTGCTGTAGTAATGGCATCTCCTGCTTCACCACCAATGAGCGTATTATTAACACCTGTGGTTACTGCTAAACCTGCACTGTGTCCTACTGCTGTATTATAGGCATCTGTAGCAGAGGTGAAGTTTTGCAATTGTAAAGCTCCATGCCCTATTGCTGTAGACCTACTGCCTAAAGTATCTGCGGACAATGCTATATATCCAACCGCAGTATTTCTGTCTGCATCAGTAAGAGCATCACCTGCTAAAGCACCGATAAGGGTGTTGCGAATGCCTGTGGTTACTGAAAGACCTGCGTTATAACCAATACCTACATTGTAGCCGTCTGCTCCTGCGTTTTGAGTAGCTAAAGCGGATGCTCCAATGGCTACGTTGTTTCCATGTGCATCTTCAGTTTTAAGAGCTTCCCAACCTATAGCAACATTAGAGTCACCAGTAGTAATGGCTGTACCTGCATTTCTTCCAATTACAATATTGCGTATTCCACCTGATGCTATTGAGTCACCTGCATCTAAACCTATGCGAACATTGTCTGTTCCTGCTGAAGCAGTAAGAAGGTCAGCACCAGTTGCAAAGGTTACGTCTGCTGCAAAGTTTGCTGCTCCGTCTACGTCTACTACATCTAAGTTAGTTGTGCCGTCTACGTCTATATCGCCTGAGATGTCTAGGCTAGTTGCAACTACAGTTGTAAAAGTACCTGCTGCTGCTGAATTTGCACCAATAACAGAGCTATCAATAACTGCTCCGTCTAGGTTAATTGCTACCGATGTACCAGTAGCACTAAAGATTGCATCAAGAGAATCAAGATCTGTGTTTAACTTAGTTCCCCAGGTATCGGTGGATGCACCGACCTCTGGTTTAGTAAGATTAAGATTAGTAGTAAATGTATCTGACATAAAAAAATTCCTTTAAGCTGCGTCTTGTTTGCCTAATGTTGTCCAGTCTGTTGATGAATTGGTTTGCTCTGCCCATGTACCGCCTGTTGCGGTTTGGTCTGTCCATGTTTCAGCTGGAACTATAATGTCATTCCATTTTAAACCACCAACAGCAGAAAAACCACTGATTTGTGAAATGGTTGCTGATACAAAGAATGTTAGACCGCCTGATGCAGTCATATCGCTTGTTTGAGCTATAACTGAATTAGCTCCAATAATAAATCTTCCTGTCGCGGTAAAGGCTGATGTTTGCTCTGAGGTTGCTTGACCTAGTGCTATACGCACACCGCTTGATGTAAAGCCTGATGTCTGAGCAATGGTTGCTACACCATCTAAAATAATTAAACCTGTTGCTGAAAATCCAGATGTTTGTGCAATGGTAGCTGAGCCAAGATTAACTATATGGCCCGTAGATGTGAAATCTGATGTTTGTGCAATCGTGGCTTCTCCACGATCTATTTGTCTTGCTGTTGCAATGAACCCAGATGTTTGAGCTATAACCGCAGATCCTAACTTAACAAATTCGGCTGTCGCGTCAAATCCAGAGGTTTGTGCTATTGTCGCTGCCCCTGGTTTAACCAGTAAGGCTGATGAAGTAAATCCAGAAGTCTGTGCTGATGTTGCAGATGCAAAAAGTGTAAGTCCTGCTACTGCGTCAAAGTCTGATGTTTGCGCTAATGTTGCGGATGCAACTTGATACTGCGGAGTGCCATAAGCGGCAATTCCGTAGTTATAAGCACCATAGCCTACTGAGGCCATGTTATTAAGCTAATGTAATGTCTAGATCACCAGCGTCAAATCTGAATACATCACCGCTTGAAACTGCCTTAGATGCAGTTAATGCTGCAAAAGCCATTAAGTTTCCACTAGATGATGCGTCAAAAACTCCAACATGAGTCACAGTTCCCCATGATCCAGTTGCAGTTGCAAATTCTACTGCTGCTCCATTGGTTGCTGTTGTTGGGGAAGTTCCACTAACTGTCATAGCTGCCATGCTTTTACGAGCATAAGAACCGCCAGAACATTCTGTTCCCCCGCCTGAATCAGATGGTGCTGCTGTAAATAAACCAACAAATAATGTTCCTGGTGCTGAATAAGCATTTCCACCAAATACATGATCTAAAACTTTATCTTCTAAATAATCTGTAAATCCTGCCATTTCATATACTCCTAACTATTACCAAAATAATAAGTGTTTTTGCGTTGTTTGCCGTAAGTTCTTCTTCTTTGCATTAAAGATCCTTTCGCAAACGCAGCTTTTTCTTGCTCTAGTTTCATTTCTTCCAGAGCCTTTTCGAACTGTGCTGTAAATAATGGCACTCGTTCATCTTCCATTAAATAGATTGAAGCGTGTTTAAGTGATCCGTAAAGGTAAGCATCTGGATATCCTGTGGATAAAAAGTTGCTAGTATTAGAGTCGCTCAACGAGTCAATCTTTCCGTAGTAGGTTAATTGTACTGTATAACTTCCGTCTGGGGTAGGTGCAAATTCAATTGAATCATCAACCATTGCAAAGTAAATAGGTTGCCCTGTTACATTATTATTAGACTTTCTGTAGACATCCAAGGATTCTATGGATTGTTGAAACAATGGTGAAAAATCACCGCTATCAATTTGTATGTTAATAGCCTCTAACCAATCAATTGGTACAGAGATGTATTGAGAATCTAGTGTTGCAGTGGCTCTTTTAATCATGCCTTTAACTCTTAATCTGCGGTTAAATTCTGCTTCTGTGCTATCAATAAATGTATCAATCACATCTGTTAAATCTGAGCGATTCAGATAACTTGCGATATTAGATTTTAATTCTGCGTATGTCATAGTTTACCTTGCCATGTTCTAAAAACTTTATTGTCTGAATTGTTTAACCACCTTCTCCATTGTGCCATATCATTAGCCCATCCTTCTCGACAAGCTCTTTGATATACGATCAATGGTACTTCTGCCACATGGCGAAGATCTTTGCCTGGCTTATTTTCTGAAAGCACTTTGCAATGTTCTATTATAGGATTTAGATCCTGAGTTGTGTGATAGATATCTTTATTATCTTCAGTAATAAACTCATTGGTAAACCCAGTTTTATGATCTATAACAGTTCTTTTAGCCATGCAAGAATTTTAACACAAAAAAAAGGGATGCCGAAACATCCCTTTAAGGTTATTAACCGAGAACTTAACTTACGTTAAGGTCAGCAACTAAACCATGAGCTGCTTCGTTGGATACTTCTAATCCATACTCAACAACGATCATTTTAGTGACTGCATCACCGATTGTTGCAATGTCAACTGTTTTGAAATCACGCAAGTAAGATACTTTTGCCATTTCAGGATCAACCAACAATAAAGATCTTTCTCTTGATCTGTTTGATGGAACTATTTTTAGCTCACCAAAGTCAGAAGAGTAGATAGATACTGATGCTTCAACAGTGTTTGCATCGATCATTTGTCTTGCTTGAGATCTACCTGTGAAACCAGAGATAACTTGTTTGTTATGTGGCCCACAAATTGCTAATGATGGTTCGCCACCACTTTCAAAGCAATCTTGTAGTACAGACTTCAATAAAGGTTCTGTAAGATCCCTTTGAGTTCCGTCTGTTGGAGCTGTTCCACCACCAGTAGGTGATCCAGAAGCCGCTCTGTTAACATTAGATTTCATCCAAGATTCAAAAGCACCAGTCTTACGAGCAGTTGTCGCATTACCAGTAGTTTTTCCATTCTTTTGACAAAGAGCTTCTTCCATATCTCTCTTCAGAGCTTTAGACATGATAGCTAGTTGGTGAGCCATTTCTGATCTCTTACCAGCAGGGTCTGAAGACTCTTGTGAGCCTGATACAGTTGCATCTCTTTTTGAGATCATAGCAACATTGCTAACACGAGTAGTGCCAACTGATGCAGCTCTAGAAAGTTCAAAACCTTCTAATTCACCAGTTGAAACTGGAGATGCTAGATCTTCTGTTTGCCAATCAAAGACAACATTCTTAATACTTCTTTTTCCAATTGAAGACATAAACGGAGTTTGCATTGGAGAGATGTTGTAAATGATATTACTTAAATCTTCTCTGTCTGAAGTCGCTGAATATGTATCAAATGCGTTTGTTACTTTAGCCATTATATTTACCTATAAAATTATTTTAAAAATTGTTCAAAAACTTTAGCTGCATCTTGGACTTTGCCAGATTTAGCTAAAACCTGTTTTGCTCTTTTCGCTGGTGCTACCGATTTCTTTCTACTGGTCGTTCCAGGTCGTGCCACTCTTGCGGGTGCTTTCTGTGTTGGTTTCTTCTTCGTGGCTTCAACTGTTTTAGAGTTTAACCAAGCGTTTCTTAAACCAAGCAAAGCACGATAGTCATAAATTGCATCCATTTCTTGAGGTGCATACCCCAAAACATTAACACCATAGTCGCGAATTGCTAGTTTCTCTTTTTGAGCAACTTCTGCATTTTTCCATTCTGGTATGATTTCAAGAATCTTTTGTTGGCCTTGTTGCACTTGTTGTGCAATTACTTGTTGCTGTTGAGCGTATGACTCTTGTTGGAGTCTTTGCTGTTCAGCTTCGGCAGCCTTAAACTTTTCTTTCTTATCATCCCAGAGTTGTTTTTCGCGTACAAATGCTATCGGATCATCATTGTATAAACTATCCCAATCTGGTTCGTTTACCAATTCACCCTGTAATTGGGCTTCTAGTTTCGGTAACAACTGTGCGTAAATCGCATCTCTTTGAGAAAGCTCTTGGGCTTGTTGCTCAATCGTTTTTCTTTGATTGGCAAGTTCCTGCGTCTTCCTCGTATAATCTTGTTGGCGTGAATAACCATTAATGAGTTCATCCTGCGTGACCTCTATCTCTGAGCCATCAACTGTGACTCTGTAGACGGGTTGCTCTTCTAACTCTTCAACTTCCGTTTCTTCTTCACCATCTTCTTCGTCATCGTATTCGAGTTCTTCCTCATCGACAAGCTCTTCGTCTTGCTCTTCAAAGTCTTCAACTTCTGGTTCGATTAACTCTTCAACTTCCTCTATGACTGCTTCTTCTTGCGTGTCCTCTTCAGGGGCTAAGAAACTTTCAAACGCTGAGGTGGTTGATTCACCATCTGTTTGTAAAGCAGTCGGTTTTCCGTTATTGCTCATATAAATACTCCTATTTTGTATTTAGGGATATTTTAAACCAATAATGTGTAAAAGGGAAAGTTTTAGGCTATGTTACGAATCTTATTAATGTTGGCTTTTGTGAGTTTGCCTTTTTCAGCCATGATGCGTAGGTGTCTTTCTACTTCAGGAAGAAGTAATAAGGATCTGTGGAAGTCTTCTCTGACCGCAACATCATCAATGCCGCGAGAGTTTAACCAGTAGGTTATGTATTCGTTTTTAAGGCCTTCAATAGCTTCTTTAAAAACTGGTGAATTTAAAATTCTTTCAGCTTCTGCTGCGTTGACTGCTTCTTCGTGTGTAATTGACATTTATACTAAGTTAAATAAACCTGGTTGTTGAAAATTTCTTGGACTGCCTGATCTGATTGGAGAAATAATATCTTCAACTCTAGGCTGAGTATATGCTGGTGGAGGAGGTGGTATATATACTTGAGCCGTTGGTGGCACTGGAATGTTTGGCAATCCAGTAAAGTTCATTGGTATGTTTGGTATGTTAATTGGTACTTGAGGTATTACTGGTTTTTGCATGATTGGTTCAGGCATAACAGGCACTTGAGGTAAGCCAGTAAAGTTCATTGGTTGTTGAATTGGAAAGCTAGGCATTACTGGTGCTTGCTGCACAATTGGCGCGGGTGTAGG